AGGATCGCGCCCCAAGTGGACAGATTGGAGCCGGGCGCCTGAAGCGTGACCCGAAGGCTGGAAGTATAGGTCGCGGGCATCAGATGGCGCTCCCGAGCGTGATGCGATACCAGGCAGACCCATCGGAATAAGCCGGAATGCTTAGGTCTATAACATTGATCAGACAGCCCCGGAACTTGACCGGATCAGGCAGGGCGGTGGACTTGAACGGGGCCAAGCTGACCGGATTACCGCCACGCTGAAACGCAGCATCCTGCATGCGCTGTCGAAAGCGCTTGAACCACTGCGGCTGGTCAGGGTCAGGCGTAAATGGATCGCTCACCACCGATACCTTATCTTGCCGGTGGAGACGCGGCGATTGGTGTCGCCCTTGAGTGTTTTGTAGGCCGCGCTCTCGGCATTGGTGGATAGCGCCAAGCCATCGGCATCCCGGAACTGATCGCGATACAAGTTCATCTTCACCCGGGCGACGATCAGATCCGCACCTTGCTGGGTCCAGAAGTTGGCCGACGATCCATCGCCATAATCCAGAACCGGCGTCACATTGCCCACGGTGAGCCAGATTGTCGGGAAAGCGAGGTTAGGGGTTGGCCATAGGCGGGCACTTGGCCCGAACACCGCATAATCCGTTGGCTGGCCCACTTGGGGGACGGTGTATTGATCCTCGATGTATTCCATCGACCGGGGCGTCAGCTCATAGCGCACCATGCCCACGGTGATGTAAAAGCTGTCGATGAAGATGAAATTCGACGGAAGCGGGGTATATTCCTGACCGATGGTCAGAACGCCAGTGGTGCGGCTTTCATTGAACCACCAGCGCTCATTCTCGTAATATCCGATAGCCGAGGCAATCTCGGTATCAAGCAGACTTGCGAGGTCGTCCGCGAGGTCGTTTCTGACCGTTTCCGTGATGATCCGGCTGCGCAGTCCGTCCAAGGTTTGGGGATACAGCGCCACCTAGTTCCTCCGGTTGTGCAAGCGGGGAGGCCGTATAGACCTCCCGCGCCGCATAGATGGGCCGCCTACGGCAGGGCTCAGAGATTGGGAACATAAGTAACCCAGACAGTCACCGACCCTGCCGTCGCCGCAGTGCCTGTTTGAGCCAGAGACGCGATAATGGCTAAGTCGGTAGCGGCGATCTGATTGGGCGACGTCGGATTCGTCTTGGTAAAAGCGGCCGCTCCAGCAGCCGCTGCGTTCACGAGATTGGTGGGCGCCGTATAGGCCGCAATCACGCCGTTGGTAGAAACCGCCGTACCCACGCTGACGGTGTTGGTGGTTCCGGCGTTTTGCGCCGTCTCCACCGAGACATCCACACTTGTAATGCGGGCGCCAGCCGGAATGGTGCCGACCACAATGCCGTTGGCGACGTTAGCCTGGTTGTAGAGGATGGTCGCGCGGACAAAGTGCGCGACCTGATACTGAGTAACCCGTGCGGTGGAACCCATGGCCCTACCTCCCTAGTATTGGCTGTAGGCGACGGTGTCCGCCGCGTTGGAATAGGTCGTGATGACGATGGTGGAGAAGTCCAAGCCGTTGAAACGCAGCTTCTTCAGGCCGTAGATGCAGCCAGCTTCGACACCGAGCTGGTTGCCGTAGTCGAACAGTTCTTCGTTCCAGTCGAATTTCTCGAACGAGTAGTCCTGACCGAACCCGATGGCCGCCGACTGAGCACCGCAGAGAACTGCACGGCGGGTCAAGGGCACAGCAGCGCCGGTCGAGGAGTTGACGCCGCGAGTGACGCGCACAGCTTCGTGCAGCACCACGCCGTTATACACCCCAAGGGCGCCGGTGAAGATCGGGTTCTTGGCCGAGCCGTCGCCGGTCGTAGCCGCTTTCTGGATATCCAGCCATTGGCCGGAAGCGGTGTTGGTGCGTATGGACTGCACTTGGAACGGGTGCAGGAACAGGACATAGTGATCTTCACCCGCGATGGTGATCGGGCGAATGACCGGGGTCTGGGTTTTCGCCAGCGCCACGGCTTGGTCGATGTAGCCGAGGGTCATGATCGCGGTAGCATCGCCACCCACGGCTTGGTCGGTCGCTTGGGCGTTGGCGCGAATGACGGTCGTGGGCGCCAGGGTCGCTTGGTTGCCGGTGTAGCGCACATCGGTCTGAGCGGTGAACCCGCAAAGCTGGTTGAAGAAGGAATAGTCGAGGCGACCAGCCCACCAATCCCGCAGGCCCGACATGGCTTCCTCGCGGATCGACCACGGGATGCGTTGCTGGGTCATCTTGCCCGCCGAGCGTACCGCATGGCGGAGCTGATCGACCAGCAGGTTATCGGTGTAGGTGGTCAGGGCTTCTTCGTTGCCCTCAAGCGTGCCGTCGCCCAGCACACCATCTCCGGTGAGCTGCATACGCAGGGTGACGCGAACGCTGTCCCCGGCGCCCTTGGACGTTTCGGGGAAGACTTGAACGAGGCTGTCATCGGAATCACCAATGAACTTGCCGACATAGGTGGCCTTGAGCGCTTCTCGCGCCAGCCGCTTGCGCCAAAGCTTTACTGACTCTGGTGCATTGACGCCATAGGAGGTCGTCGCCATTGGATTGGTGTCCTCACGGAGGGGGTTTGCATGATTGCTCTGCCCCGTCCGTGAGGCCAACGGATCGGCTTATCCTCGCCGGGAGGTGGTTCGTCCGTGAACCCTACGTTAGCCGCGACGTTGCGAGGCCTTGAGCTTCGCAAAGGCGCTGTCGAAAGCCGCTCCGCTCAGAGCCGCGACCTTATCAAAGGTCAAGTCTGAGTTGGTCGAAGCAGGCCTTCCACCACCAGAGGATAGCGAACGCGCTTGCTCTTGTCCACGGGCCACCTTGCCGAGCTTGTCAATGCCCGCATTCTTGCCATAACCACGGCGCTGGGCGAGCGTATAGACGATCTCAGCTGGGTTCTTGCCAGAGGCCTTGGCGCGCTTCATCAGACCCGCCAACTCGCTCATGAACTCTTGCTGGATTTGATTGGCCGGGACGCCTTCCTCTGCAAGTTCCTTAAGGCGCGAGGTGGCGAAATGCTCCGCCGCCTTGTCATAGTCGGGCTTGTCCTCGCGGAAATCCTCTTCCTGCTCACGCCCCCATGCCGCCAGGGCGTTGCTCTCCTGCTGCTGGCGCTCCTGAGCTTGGCGCTGTTGGGCAGTCTGAGCCTCCTGCTCGTCCACCATGCCGAGGCGCTTGAGGCCGTATTTGAGCGCGCCGATGGGATCGACTTCCGGGTCAGGCGGCCCATCGTCCAGAACCTGGGCTTGCTGGCGCTGGGGAGCGGTCTTGAGCGCCTCGACCTGGGCCTTAAGCTCCTCAATCTGGGAGCGGTAGGTGTTGCGCGTTTCCTTCAGCGCCTTGGAAGTTTGGCGATAACGCTTGTCCAGCTCCTCAGGCGTCAGAGGTGCACGGGCGCGGGGCGCCGCCTCGTCGGCCTGTTCCTCGCCTTCGTCATTGACCTCTGCGGGCGCTTCGTCGTGCTCCTCAGCCTCTCGCGCGGCGTCGAACTCCGCTTCAAAGCCATCGCCTTGGTCTTCACCTTGAATGTCGCTCATTGTGGGCTCGTCAGTGGGGGTTGATTGGCGGATTGATACGCAGCAATGGCCTTCAGCGTCTCAGCGGCAACCTTGGAGCGGTCTAGCGCAGCCTTGGCCTCGTTGGCATCGACTTCGGACGAATGGCCGCCAGCGGTGATGGACGCCGCCTTGGCGTTAAGCACATTGGCCTGAGCGGTGTGATGTTGCGCGCTCGCTGCCGTTTCGGCAATCTTGGCCTGAGCGCCCTGTTCGGCCAATTGCTGCTGCGGCGAAGGCTGAGATTGGGCCTGCGCCATCTTCATCAGCGATTGGACGATCTTCTCGCTGAGAGCATTCGGCAGCGGCGAGTAGCGCACAAACTCGGCCCACACATCAGGGGGAAGGTCAGCGTTCTGCAAGATCGGGAGAAGCTGCATCAGAATTTGGAACGCCTGATCCTTCTGGTTTGGGCCAGCCGGCGCGTCATCGACGATCACGTCGAACTTCATAAACTCGTCGTCAATCGCCATTGGCACATACTGCGCCAGACCATCATCCCCGACGATCCGCACTAGCGTATCCTTGGGCAGAAATAGCTGCATCATGCGCAACATGAGCCGGCCTTGAACCTTGCGGTAGCGTTTGAAGCTGTCGAAGAAGGGCGAGAGGATGCCGTATGCCGCCTGCTTGCGCTGATGCTCCAGAACGCCGGGCTGGTCTCGGTCAGCGAGTCCCAGCACTTCCTTGTTGACGCCAGTGGATTCCTGCACCGCAGCGGCGCTGATCTCCATCAGCTTCTCTTGGCCAATCGGGAAAGAGGGTGGCTCCTTGATCATGAAGCGCTTGCCATTCGGCCCGCTCAGCGCACCGTCGGCCACCCAACTGATCTCATCGGGAGAAGCGTAGCTATCCTCGAACTGGCGCTGATCGACGGCGGCCGAAGCCTCCATCATCAATCCGCCCTTGGCGTTGGTGTTCAGGATGTGCAGGATTTGGCTGAAGAACTTGTTCTTGTACTTCTGCGGGTCCTTCATCGGGCGAACCAGGCCGTACCAAATGCCTTTGTTCCTGTCCCGCTTGCCGGTCATGAACTTGTAGGTGAACTCGCCCACGTCCAGCTTTTCAACGTGCAGGATTTCACCCGACGCCTCGAACGCACGGTAATACTGGCGGCGCACCTGACGCACTCCGCCTAGCTCGACGCCCGTTTGCTGGGCTTGAGCCTGAACCTCTTGGTAATCATCATCCGACACCTCGACCACTTCGCCAGTGTCGGGGTGGGCCACGCGGTAATATGGCTCGCGCTCGAACCATTGCCATTCGGTGACGATGACCGAATCCAGCTCGTCCTGATTTTCCTCAAGCTCGCCGTTGGTATAGCGCAGCTTGGGCTCAACGATGGTCACGCGCTTGCCTAGCGCATCATCGCGCCCACCTGGAGCGGCGCCCGGCCATTCTTCCTCGAACTCCTCAAGGCTGTAGGGCTTCTTGCGGCGGATATAGCGGGCGTCGATGTAATTCGGCTTGCGAGAAGACGGGTCTTGCCCAAACTCAATCGGGTCACGCCGGTCGATCCTGACTTGTCCGTCAGGGTCTTCCTCATAGTCCATGTGGGTTTCCGTAACGCCCACGCCGCAGATGAAGCAATCACGCGCCGCGTCGGATTCCTCCTGCTCCGCATCGCACCGATCCCGGATCCACTCCGAACCCTTGGTCAGCACCTCATTGCCGGCCGAAGCCCCCACTTGGCGGGGAAGATACGTGACCTGCTGGCGCCCTTGGATTTCAGCGCCGGACACCGCGTCAATGACCGGCCCCACGCTGTTAAACGTCACATGCGGACGCAGCGCGTCGTCCAGCATCTCCCGCTCATCCTTCGACCACTGCTCACCGGCTACCAAGTCGAAGCAGTCGCGCGCCTCTGTGATCCATGCCGATTGATGGGCGTCGATATCCCGGCCCCAGCGAGAAAACTTCTCGATAAGGTCGCCGTCGTCGGCTTCGCCCGGGTATCTCGCTTCTGCCACTTACTTGCGGTCGCGGTTCGTGCGGCCTGGATGCGCGAAGTCGGCCACCTTCTCGGCGATCTCCTTCTTGGAGAGCGTGCCGCAGTCGCTCACCGCGAACATGCGCGTCCCGTAATAGATCACCTCGGGCATTTCAGCGATCTGGCCTGCCTCATGGGCGCGGACGAAATCAGCGCGCAAAACCTCTTGGATATGGATCAATTCAGCACCCTTGTTCGCTTCGCCAGCGCCTCACGCACCGGCCCCTCGCCATATTCCGCCAGCACTTGACCGAGAACGCCCGGAACGCTGCTGCCGCGTATCTTCTTCTGCATCTCCTGACGCCACGCATCCAGCATCCCAAGGAATGCCTGCGGGGTGGAAATGCCCTTGTCCAGCACGAAGGCCTTGCGCCACGGCTGCTTACCGTTCAGCACCACGAACTCGACGCCGATGCTGTCATTCTCCAGCACGGCGCATTCCACGGGCAGGCCGGTCTTGGCGTGTAGCTCGTCGCGAAGCTTGCGCGGATCGCCTACCCAGGTGGCTTCGGTCATAGTCTGCCCGTGAGCGCCAGAACGATGATGATGACCAGCAGCAAGCCACCGAGGCCATAGCCGTAATTGCCGTACTGGGTGGAACGGCCAAAATAGCCACCGCCAAAGCCCAGCACCACCAAGATGATCAGCAGGATCAGGAGCAGGCTCATTTGAACGCGCCGTCCACGTTGCGCACGATGTCACCGAGGATATCCACCTTCTCGTCATCCTCGCTCGGCTCAGTCGCCAGCGCAGCGGTGGAAATGTTGGTGGAATAGTAAACCTCGGGATCGCCGCGCGTCACCTTCAGGACGATGCAAGCCTGATTGCTGATCGTCTCATAGGTCGCGCAGCACAGACGGCCAAACTCGTCCTCGAACGCCTCCATGGTGTAGGTCTGGCCGACGCGCTTGAGCATCTCGACCACAAGCTGAACCTGCTCATCGCTAAGCGCGCCGTGGTCTGCGATCTCCACATCCGCCTTGGCATAGCGGCGCTTGCCGAAATTCGGACTGTATCGGCTATCCTCGATAGCATCCGGGTTGTCGATCTCGGGATCGGGAGCGGGCGGCAGATCGTCCACGACTTCGGTTTCCGGGGAGTCTTTGGACTTGGCCATGATCTGATCCTTGGATTTGCGATATAATCACCTGAAACGCCCCAAAGCGCAACTAGGCCGCCCAAGCCGAGCGTTGTCCTGTAGAGCGAGCGCGGCCCCGGTCCCGATTGTTGGTCTTGATGGTGGCTATAAGGGCCATAATCACAGCATCGGCCCTGTCCGGGGAGCGGCCAATGCGCTTCTTGGTTTCTTCCTTGAGCTCCACCTGAACGCCTCGCACCCCATGCTTCCACAAGGGAGCGCAGAGGTCGGCGCGAAGCTTAGTGTCAGGCGGCAGGATCACAGCATTCGGGTCAGATGGGTCCAAAGCCTCGCGCATCCGCCACCAAAGCTGGGAGCGCATGTTGTAGAAGGCCAGAAGGCCATCCTTGGTCACGCCTGTAGCGCTGACCCGGCTGTCTATGCCAAGCACCTGCATCCCGTTCTGCTTCATGAAATCATGCGGCGAGCCTCCAACGCCGATGATGTCGATGTGGATCGGGGCCATGTCCTTGCGCGCGGCGATCACCTGAGCCATGAGCGTGGGTCCGTCAGGCGTTGAGCTACCTGGATAGGTCAACAGCTTGTCGAACCATGTTCCATGACGGCGGGAGATAACGCTTTCGTCTTGGCCTCCCCTGGCCACGTCAACGCCGAGGCTGTCCATCGTGCCTTTCTGCACCTGGCGCTCATCCCAACGGCTCATGGAGTAATCCACCCAAGCCGTGGGGATCACCTGCCATGGATCGTCCTCTACCCCAGCCATGAAGTCGCCGTTGAGCATCTGGGAACGAAGCGGCTCGGGCAGGCTTTGCAGCGTGGCTACGTAGCCGGTCCCCATGTAGTACGGGTTATCGCTCACCCGGCTCGGGATGAACGTTCGGCTCTTGGGTTGGATGATGTCCTCGGGCCGATAGTCCTTTTCTCTGAACTCATATCTCCTACGCTCACCATCCATGACGAACTGCCGACCGTCTTCAACCTCGAAGTCTTCCCCCTTCACCGTAGCGAACCAGCGTAGTTCACCGGCCTTGGCCGGGTTCGGATGCTTGTCATCCAACCACGGGGCATAGAACTTGATTACCCATCGGCCTTCAGAAGTAGTCGGCGGGTTGAACGTCATTAGCGTTCGCGAGCGCTGGCCCTGCACGCTCGTTCGGTTCCAACCCATGATGTAGCGAACTTGGTATTCGAGCTGGCCCGTGGTCTCGTCGAATACCTTCAGGTCGTGGGCGCGGCCCTGATATTTCTGCTCATCGCCAGGGTTCGGAGTAGACCCAAATTCAATTTGCCTCTTGGGCAGTCGCCAAATCCGGTCTTGACTATTGAAGCCGTCTCGGTTGCCGATGATCTCTTGCAGTCGGTCGTAAATGCCCTGTAGCTGCGTGCCCTCGCGGCGGATAATCAGGCTGCGCTGATGCTGGGTTAGGGCCAGCCCGCAAGCTAGGTCCGTGTTGTGGGTGACAATGTAATCGTCGGTCAGATATAGACCATGAGGCGACGAAAGCTTGATACACACCGCATGGTCTCGTTCGACTTTGCGAACCGCCACTACCTCGCGCATGAGTTCATAGCCGCCATTCCATGAATCAGTGCAGCGAGCCTTTTTGCGAGACAACTTGAAAATAGCACTCAGCCTGGGCATCCAGACGCGAACTTGAAATGAAGGCAAGCCGTCTTTCTTGTCACCCTTGTAAGTGAATTGAGTTTGGCGGTCCCGAATGCGGGCCTTACCCCCCAGCCCGCGCACAAGCTCTTGGACGCCCTCGGATAAAACCCTTGATGTTGATATAAAATAACACCTGCCCCGCTCGTCTGCGGTTCCGTCGCTATCCATAAGACCCTGTAGAAACTCAACTCGGTATTTCAGGGGTGCCGTAAAAACGAAGGGAGGGATAAATTTCTCATACGAATATGAGTGGCGCAGGCCGTTGTCCCGCAACCAACAGTCCAGCGTCTTTCTGAAATCACCGCGCGATTGCCAACTCAGCGGTCTGCCATTTTCTGCGCGCCGATAGCGATCTCCCGTAAAGCCATAACTTAGCAGGTAATCCTGAATTTCATCGTCTGCCGCTGCCATGCTTAGGAAGCGGCAGCAGCCATCTCCAAGCATTAGGCCGGCCATGTAGGCAGGCATTGCGCCTGTTCCAGACCTACCATTGACCGTAAACAACACGGGTTCGGTAAGCGGGATGCGCGGCCTCTGGCCCTTAGCTAAGGCTTTGATCAAATCAGTTGTTGGCCCAACGCGAAGGGTTGACCATCGGGTGTGTTGAGGATCGGAACCAAGCAAAGCCTTAGCTTCATCGCGTTGCGAACTGCCTTTAGTGCCTGGCCTTATGCTGAAATGACCACCGCGCTTGTAAGACCATAAGTGCCAGTCAACCACCTTGGTTTTTGCGCCGTCGTCAAACTCAACCTCGTAAAGATCGCATTCCCCCTGGGGGAAAACACCGATGACAGTGGTTGATCCTCCGGTAGTTGGGTCGATAACTGAATCACCGACAGCTAAGTCGCCAATTTTAACCCAGCCCTTTGGCGTCTGAACTAAGCTATTGATATGGCTCGCTTTTCCGCCGCCAGCTGATCCGCCAAATCCGGTCACGTCCGCAAGGCTGTTGAACGCCATAATCTGCGGCCCTGGCAATGGGCGCCAGATTGCGCGTTTGCCATCCGCAGCCAGAAGACGAAGCAGCTCATCCCGTTCGTTCGCGGGAACGAAGGGAAGGAGTGATTTAACGTCGCCTACAAGCACGTGGGTTTAGCGCGAGCCGCCCTGCTTATACCCACCGGCGCCTTTGATCGGCATGGTCTTCGTGCCGCCAGGCTTCGGGTCGATCATCTTGGGCTTGCCGCCTGCGGTCTTGGTGCCTTGCTGGCCCATCGGGAAGCCAGTCATAGTGCTGTCGTTCTTCATCGTGGTTCTCCTGACGGGCTCGCCGTTGGGTTTGAGTGTGCCTTAGCCCTTCGCTTTTTGGAAGGGCTTGCGCTCTGGGATCGGTGAGCCATCCCAACTGACAGGGCGAAAGCCACTCGACGGGATGCGCTTGGCGACCTTGGGGAGCGTCGGCATGTTCGACGCTGGCGCTTGATCGACCGCGATGTCACCCAGCCGTTCTAGAAACTTGCGGATGAGGTCGGAGGTCGTCGTGTCGCGCTCCTGGCAATATCGCGAAACCGTTTCAAACAGCTCGGGGGAAACACGGACGTTGATGTTGGGCATGTAAAACACCTACCACATTTATAGGCCCCGGCGTAAAACGGTTTTACGCCTCCTCGTCCCTCTTAGCCTGCGCAGCCGCCAGGATCGCCGCAATGCGCGCGGCCGCAACCGTGTCATCCATAGCCGCCATGCTGCCGTCTGAGCTGGTGTGGTCTACCTGCTGGCGTTCGCCATACCGGCGCGGATCCCACTTAGCCAACAGCTTAAGGCGAACCTCTGTGCGCACGCGCCTGCTGGCGTGTTCCTCGTCCTTATTGTCTGCAATCTCTAGGCAATCCAACGCGATAGCATCAAATCCGGCATCTCTCGCGTGCGCGAACTTGACGGAAAAGCCCTCGTGTCTTTCCTTCCAATCGCTGATTGTCGCTGCGGCCGGCATTCCCTCATCCCTGCATATCGCGGCTAGTGGCTCGCCTTTGGACAGGCGTTCGCAAATGGATGCGGCTAGCTCTGGGGTGTAGAGGGATGGCCTGCCCACGCTATCTGATCCACGCTGCAATGAGGGCTGTCCAGAATACAGCAGGTGCGCCGATGATGATAGCTGGGCGTAGGGCTAGAGGGTAACGGGCCATCAGCCTATATCCAGAAGCGGTTCCTAGCGCGATCTCGAGCTTGGTGGCTAGGTCCAGCCCATCCTTTGAGGGTTGATCGGTCATTGGGGGATATTCTCAGGAAGTTGATAGGCCTCTCGCAAATCGGCAAGCGCCTCCTTGAGCAGCGCCAACAGCGATCGTATCGTCCACGCCTGCAAGCTAATCAGGACCAACCCGGAAATGATAATCCCGAGCATCGCGCTTTCGGTCATAGTCATCCTTCAGGCTCAGATGGTTTAGGGGGCGGGGGGAGGGGTTGCCAGTGGGTAGGCGACATATAGATTTCGTCGCCTGTCTTCGGATCATAGCTGACCCAACCGATAGGCTCTTGGGCAAGGTATTTTGCATATCCGATGAAATCGGGCTCGTCCGGCTCATCGTCATCTTTTACTATTTCCCACCATTCCTCCGCGCTGTCCGGCTGCGCATTGGTCGCGTAGTCAACCTCCATCCCATCCCACACGAGAACAGCTTTGTTTTTCGGCGCTGTCTCAATCGGTTGCCACTCGCTCACGGATTTCCTCCTGTAGGGGTGGGTCGGCCGGCCCTGAGTCCAGCCTCGTACCCAAGTAAGCGGCCGAAAAGATAGCCCATCGGGGTTATGCCGAGAACGAAACCAATCGCGAAGGCAACTGCAGCTTGCTCGCTCATCCCTTGATCCCCTCACTGGTGGATAGGGCTGAGAGCAGCAGCATGGCGATGACATCCGTTCGGGTTAGGTTTTTAGAGCGAGCAGCAGCGTCTACGCGGGCTAGGAGGCCTACGGGAAGACGGAGGTTGATCGCGGTGCGCTCGCCCTTGCTGACAGACTTGACCCCCATTACGGCCGAACACGCTTGAGACATTCGACCATGCCCGTAGCCACGCGGTGGATGCCTTCACGGTATTTGATGTCGGCGTAGGCGTCGGCGTAGGCGTAGGCGTCGGCGTAGGCGTCGGCGTTGGCGTTGGCGTTAGCGTAGGCGTCGGCGTCGGCGTCGGCGTTGGCGTTGATGTTGGCGTAGGCGTTAGCGTAGGCGTTAGCGTTGGCGTAGGCGTAGGCGTCGGCTCGATACCTGAATTTGTAGATGTCGAAGAATGCGGCCTTCAGGATTGGGCGCCATTCGTCAGCCGTAAACGTCTTGCCGGTCAGGGCCGCGAATTGGATCTCGGCCAGCGCCTTGTGAGCCGCCACATCACCGCCGCGCGCTTCGGCTCGCTCAATAGCCAAGGGGCCAACAACTGAGGCTTGCCAGTCGTGGACGACATAGAACGGGACGACACCATTCAAGCGCGCCAGCTCGGCATAGAATGCCAGCCCCCACGCCTTGGCTTGGTCGGGCTCTTGGTTATCGAAAAACCACGGGACCATCTGCGCTAGCCAGCGGGGCATGATCGCGGCCGGGCAGTCGGCCGGCGACGAAACCTTGTCGCCCAGCACGCCGAGGCCACACGCGAGTTGCCGGCCATCGGCTGCGGTGTCGTGCCATTTGGATTGGACGAGGCGATCATCAGCGTAAAACGCTTGATAGCGGTCGAAGGCCTCTATGGCAGTTTGGGCGGTGAGCATTTGTTAGGTTCCTGCTGCGATTGGTACTGGTGTACCACCCTAATTCGGCTCTGTCACGGGCAATGTGTACCAACCTGCACTTTCCCTCAAGCCGCCCTCCGATGGGTTACGGTGATTTCTCCAACTTACCACCTGAACCGAACACGAGGCTCTTTGCAGTGCGGGCAGTCGGCGTCTGCGCCAATCCACCGCCAGGAGAAGCCGTGCAGGGTGAAACAGGCTAGGACGTTCAGAAGGCCCATCACAGATGATCACCAACTAGGCCGAATTGAACATCCTTCGCGCGCTTGAGGTAGACGGCCCGAACCTTGTAGCCGTTGGTCAATTCCAGAAGCTGGCCGGGAGATGGCGCGAAGCGCTGCGCAGACCGCCGCCAAGAGGCGCACGCGGCCCTTACCCAATCCTCTGGCACTTCGGCAAAGTCCTCCATCCAATCGTCCCAGCGGGCGTCATTTACGCCATCGGGGAGATCGGGCTGAGGGTAGTGCGAAAGCAGCTTGGCGAGATAGGCCATGAGGGTTTGGGAGGGGCACGGCCTAAGGGATCGTTCGCACTCCGAGATGTAGGATTTCAGCGCCGGTAGATCCTCCATCTTCATCGAACCAGCCTCCAGCAGGGTCTTGGCCGACCCTTCGAGCAAGCGCGCGTGCAGCGGAATCAAGGTTAGACTGGGCGCGGGATTTTCCGCCGTGGGAAGGGGCTGATCGGCCCGAAGATTTACGATGTTGCTCACCTGATTTCCTCATCCAATTCCGAAATGTTGCAGACCAATCCGACCGAGCCGTGCCGAACGTGTAGTCCCTGAACTTTGCCAGTTCTCGTTCGATCTCACCCGGATTGAAGCCTTCAGCCTTCGCAAGGTCGATATCGCCGTGGCTCGGTAGCCAGCTTTCGGGGCAACGGCGCGTTCCTCGCGTGCGGGTAGTATCTCTCTCGGGAGCGGGGGTGTGGGGTTGGGGGGTTTGGGGGGAAGGGGAGAGGGGGAGAGGGTTTTCCACGACTTCCGCAGCTTCTGCGGATTCCGCAGAATTCCGCAGACGTTTCCGCTCGCGGTCTTTCTTGCGCCGCCTCTCAGCTTGTTCATCAATGGCACTAGGTAAATTGGCCTCCATGACCTCGGCAGCGATCAAGGCCTGCTCTATCGTCAAGCCTCTTTCGATCATCTGACGGATTGAGGCCGCGACGCTCATGAAGCCTCCCAATCGAAGCCGGATTGTTGGGGCTTGGGGCTGAAAAGGCTGGGAGAGCGCGTGGCCGCTTCAATCCGGCGACAGGCGGCATCAAAATAACCCGCGTCGATCTCACATCCAATGAACGAGCGGCCTTGCTGTACGCAGGCGACGCCAGTTGAACCCGATCCCATAAAAGGGTCGAGAACCGTCTCGGCCTTCGGAAAAAAGGACAGACACCACTCCATAAGGCCGACTGGCTTTTGCGTGGGGTGAACGCGCTCCTTAGCTATCGCGTTGTTCGACAGGTCGCGGCGGCAATAGACGCCATGTCCCCTGCTCAGCCACGCCAGCTCCGCGTCCGACAAGAACGATCCGAATGCATCGTCATTTCGCTTCAGCCACACGAGGCAGGCGCCACGGGGCAACTTGTCGGGGTAGTTGTTCCAGCCCCAAATAATCTTTGGCGCATGAATGCTCAACAGGAACGCCGGGTCGAAGGGCTCGGCGTCGTTGGCAATGCGTGCACCCTTTGCGGGTCCGACGCCATTTCCACGCCGAGAGATCGAGGCCGCGTTTCCACCAGAAAATCGGAAGTTATTTGTGTTGAGCCCGATCCCATACGGCGGATCAGTCACCACGGCATCGACCTTGCCGAGCGTAGGGAGCACCTCCCGGCAATCGCCCAATATTAGGCGGCAATCCCCGATGGTTTCTTCACGGAATGTCATGCTGCCTCCCGGCGGTTTGAACAGTTACGCGAGCAGTATTTGTTGTGCCCCTTGACGACCTCGGAGTGCTTTCGGTGGAAGACTACGCCACACGTTAGACAGGGATGTTTAGTTTTGGTTTCAATGGCCTCAGCTATACGGCGCGCATGTTCTGTGCCGGCGAAGCGATGACCCGACATACCGGGGCCGCCGTCGGTGACATTCAATAGATCTGAAAATCGAGAAATCCACTGGCGCTCCACATCCACTCTGTTGTCAGCATCGCACCATTGAAGAAGGCGAACCTTGAAGACAAACCGATGATCTCTCATCCACTTATGGATCGGAAGGGAGCTATTTTTCTTAGCATCGGCCACGTGAGCGCGAACGCGGTGCCTAATATCCTGAGTGGTGCTTCCGACATAAACGACTGAGGCTCCCTCGATGGCATATACCGCGCACCGCGCCGCAAAGCCCTCAAAGTGAATATCGCCAATGACCTCTTTGCGCTTGAACGCGGGTTCCGGGCTTGCTAAATTCACGTCAGTCATTTGGCGGTGAACCTTCCTAAAGGCCGCTATGTGATTAGGCGGCGCTAGAGGTCATCACACCTCGCGTCGCCGCCCTCAACTTATCTTCCCGCAAAGCCTCTTCGTCAAGCCACCCATCGCTAG